CTGCTTTATTTACACCTGGTACAACAATCATATTAATATCCCACTCATCTGCATTTGATAATGCGTTGATGTGCTTCATATATGCTACCGAACCAGAAGATGTAGAATTTGTTAAGTTAAAACCTTGTGAGTTTCCAGCTGAAATATCAGAACCTTTGTAGATTGGAGTTGCTGGGTTCATACCATCAAAACCTTCTTGGAATGCTACAACAAATTGTGCTGCTGCTCCTGCGGTTGCTAATGATAAAGAACCACCATTCGTTACATCCAAACCAAAGTCAACGTTTGCACCAACAGTTGCATATTTAGGAATTGGTTTTAAGTAAATTGAGTTATTTACGTTAAAATCTAAATCTATACCACCAAATTGTGTTGCCGATGCAGTTACAAATGTTACTGTTGGAATTTGGTTCGATAACGTTGTGTTTGCAGCTATTGGTAATTGATATGCGGCGTGTCCAAAAGGTACTGCCTGTACAGGAGCTCCTTCGTTTAAATTTGCAATTCTAATATATTTAGATTGATTTACCCAATCACCTGTTGTTGTAATTTTACCAGTGGTATCAATTGATAATTTTCTATCACCAATTACTCTTGCAATATAGTTTGAAGAATTAGGGTCTAAGTTTACATATGCGAATGTTTCTAATACACTCTTCTTTTTATTTGTATCTCCAAATGCTCTTACAGTTACAGTGAATGTACCATAATCAGTACCATTTACTGAACCAGCTGCTTTAATATTTGAAATACCTATTTTAATTTTGTTGTTTGCTGCGTTACCTGCTCCGATTGTTTCGAATTGAAATAATGGAGTTCTTTCACCAGCAATTAATTGTGATTTAATCATTGGTGTTAATGCCTCTTGTGCATTAAATGTAAATTCTTGGTTATCCAACGGAGTCACAGATGCAGTTACATTTGAATCAAATGTTATACTAACATTAGCAAAAGAAGAACTTTTAAAGAATCCATATACATAAGGTTTTTTAGAACCAAATGGAGATGTACCAAATACTGCTTCAATATCGTTTGTATCTCTTAAATCTAATGATGCTGAAACTGGAGATGTGTAAACATTTGAGATTACAAAATCACCAGCACCATTATCGGATGATACTACAGATGCAGTTGCGAATCCGCCATTCGATGAAGATACACTATTGAAAAGAATACCTAATGATTGTGTTACTATTCCTGCTGAGCTACTATGCTGAGCGGTTAACAACAATGGAGCTGTTTCTACATATCCGCCTACACCTGCTACTCTACAAATAGTTGCACTACCCGCTTCTCTCAAATAACTTTGAGCTGCTAATGGTGTGTAATATGTTCCATCGGCTTTACCAAACCATGTTTCTAAATCTGCTTGAGAATTAACGATAGTTGGAACTAATGGTCCTTCTAAGAATGGACCAACGAATGCCGCCCCTATTTCTGCTACACCTTGTTGTAAAAATGATAAGTCGTTCTCTTTTGTGAAAACTCCTGGTGATACTAATTTTTCTGCCATTTTATGCTTATTTAATTTTTAATGTCTACTATAAATATAATCTTTTATTTCAAAACAACAAAAATAGTTTATTTATATGTTGGTGAGAAATAATCATAAACTTGGTCAACTTGTGCTAAAGTTTGTTTAATGTTGTAAAACAATACAGGCCCGATTTGTCCATTCCAAAACGATGTAAATCCATCATTTCCACCGATTACTACATAATCAGATGAGGCGGGTGCCGTTATTGTTGCCGATGCACTTAATGAACCAACTGCTACACCATCAACATAAAATTGTGGTGCAGTTCCACTTCCAAATGCTACTGATATCAAATACCATACATTTGAAGAAAGAGATGTTGTTACTTGTGCCGAATCTCCCAATGTTGATGAATAGAATTTTAATCTATTCAAAGTTGAGTTATCGGTTGATTCTACGGCCATACCATAAAATCCGTTATAGTCAAATAATCTTCTAGTCGATGTTCCTAAAGTTGTTGTAGGTCTAATCCACATATGTAATGTACCAGCCGTTACATTGAATTGAGATATACCACCATTAATATTAGATGATGAATCTTTATAAAAAGCTTGGTCAGTACCATTAAATGCGTAATACTTTTCTTTTCTAGTTACTCCTGCATTGTATGAAGGGTTTGAACCGGCTGCCAATGGAGCTTGTGCTCTTGGTCTAATACCAGTCCCCCAACCACTTAAATCCAACCAATCGACAATCGGAGTACCCGTTGAAGGTAATGTTTGTGATGGAAATGATTGAGCTTTTGATGGGTCTACATACATTCTTAATCCCGTTGATGGGATGTATGGCTGTGTGGATGTTCCTTTATTGTGAGAAATTAATCCATTTGAAATATAAACGTCTGATTGCTCTACATTTATAGTTACAATTTCAACATCTTCTTCTAAAATTTCTATATTTGTTACCTCTATTTCAACAATACCATCAGTAATATCGTATTTTACCAATTTATCTCCAGGTAAAACATCTTCAACTAATTTGAATTTATATTTTTGAACTTCGTTATCAAATACCCAAAGAGGGTGAGTTCCGGTTGCTTTTATTAAACCATTATTGATTGAAAAATAGCCACTTGCAAAGTTGAATACTAAATCCGATACCAATACATTTTGTACTTCTCCGGCATTTTCTTCAAGCATATGAAATCTCCATTCTATTTGTTCACTTTCCGAATTCAAAGTTTCATCTGGTAAATTAACTGGTACCCATGCTTTGATACTATCTCCAATTTGTAAATCTTCAACATTTACTTCGCTACCATCGGATTTTATAGCTTTAGTTCCAAATAATAAACAAAAATCAGGTTGGTTAATTGTATTATAAACATCTACTGCATATAATTTTTTGGTAGATGCTACACCATAATTCGAAGCATTTAAATTATAACCATCTTCATACTTCATTGTCAATGTAGATTCAGCTTCTGAATATGATGATGCTCCAATTGCAGCCGGTCTGACTGTAAACGATGGTGAAGCACCTAATGTAGATGATGGTACAGTAAAGTTTGCGTTATCAAATGAACAAGTATAATTATTAGCTACTATTGCAACTTTTGATGTGTGTAATGTTCCAGCACTGGTAAAACTAAATGTAGCGGTTTCATCTGTTGATTCTACTATATATGTAAATGTTGGTAAATTTGTACTCACCGAATCAATAGCAAAAGATAACATACTGGTATTAGCTGGATTACCTGCTAATCCTCCTAACGAAACTGCTCCCGGTCTAACCGAGCCGCTTACTGCTCTATATAAATTACCTAATGATAAATTGGTTCTTGGCATCTTATTATGTATTATTCTCCGTTATAAATATCTAAAAGTTTTTCTTTCCATACATCTTTATTTCCAAAATGTTTTTCCATCCAATCTTTTAGTTTTTGAAACTCGTTTTTACGGGTTTCGTAATCATCTTTACAAATCGTTTCGTAGGTCTGCTTAAATGTTTCCTTGTCAATCGCTTTGTATTTATAATCAAGTGGTACGTGCCATTTTTCATGTAGTATTGGAAGTTTTCCCCAATCCACTGCTTCAAATATTCCGTATCCAAATGGTTCAGATTCAAAGCAAGAATGAGATATTCCCCAATCAAGTCCGTAGAACCTTTCTTTATATTTGTAATCAAATTTGTAAACTTTTGATTTTTCAAATTTGTATCCATATTTCTTTTTATAATATTTGTTGAATGTTTCTGAATTTGTAGAAATATAACTTTCTAATCCATCCAAATATTCAACATTCTTTCTACCTTCAGCTCTAGCTGCAAATCCAATTTTGGTAGAATGAGATAACTCATTATTTATTTTAAATTCGTAAGTATTTGGAATGTGGTATAAATTTTCAGTTTCATATGGAAAATGATACAATCCTATCCAAATCTTATTTTTTATTTTATCAATTAATTCTGATTCATATTCCCAATTACCATACCAATGTAAATACTCATCTTTTTGTTGTTGAGCTATTAACGATACTTTTGTTAGGTTATGAAATATAATCGAATCAATTTTTTCCAAATTTTGATGAATAGCTCTGGTTGGAGTATAATGCCCATGCAATATATGTATCCTTCTAGCACCATCTAATATTTTTATTATCTCATCTTCCGATGTTTCCCAAATGTGGTCAATATCGATTGGAAATTGTTCATAATTCTCGGGCTTATGTCTATGGAAAAGTAGAAGTGGCTTCACTTCTAAATGTGGTGCCACTTCTTTTATCCATTCGGTTACCCATATATCAGCACCGCTGTTGAACCAAGGGCCTCCAGCGGTGGTGTAATAAACATCATGCATTAATTATAACCCTTTATTTCTACAATTATCTAAATCTATTCTTAATTGTTCAATTTGTAATTGTTGTTCTTTTATACCTTCAATTAATAATGCTACTAATTTATCGTATTTAACTGCTTTATATCCACTTTCTCTTGTCTGAACTAATTGTGGTAATACTGCTTCAATTTCTTGTGCTATTACACCCACATCGTTTCCTTCGTATCCGTGCTCAATTTTGTTCTCTTCTTTCCAATCGTAAGTGTTACCACTAATCTTTCTGATTTTGTCAATTGCGTTTTCAATTGGTTTGATATTTTCTTTGAAACGAATATCTGAAGATGAAAATGCTACGATATCATTTGTTGCATCAATTCTACCAGCGGTAGCGGATGCTGCCATACCTATACCTAATGAGTTGAATCTTACGTTATCGGATGTTGCTACTGCTTGTCCGATTGCGATTGTCGGAGTTGCTCCCTCACCACTATTATTTGTAATTGTAACACCAGTTCCTTCTACTAAACTTGCAACATAGTTACCTGTTGTATCAGTTCCTAATGCTACTGAATTTGCGGCTATTGTAGTTGCGAATGAAACGTTACCTAAGTCGGTAATTGTTCCCGTACCAGTCACTTCGCCTGTCAATGTGATTGTAATATCTTTACCTTCTAATGTTACCAATCTACTATTTACAGAAGAAGATAGAGTCGATATTGTTGTATCTTGAGCTGCATCAGTTGCTGCTACCGATGAACTAAATGTTGAATATCCCGTTGTTGAAGATAAGGTTATTTGTGCTGAAGCGGAAACTAATGAAGTTCCGGTTGCTACCAATGTACCTGTTACTGAAGTATTAGAACCCAATGTAATTGTTGTTCCGTTATCAGTAATATTTGATTCAACAACATGTTCATTTCCGTTTGATTTAATAACTTTATTTGCTGATAGATAAGTTTCGTTACCTAAGTTATTATATGTTTCAGGTCCTACTAAGAAATGTGAAGATGTAATGTTTGTTCCATCACCTTTATGTACAAATACGAATTCATCTTGTACAGAATCGTATAGGAATGAGCCACTTTGTCCTGAACCACTATCAATTACTGCTAATCCACCAAATCTAACGGTTGGATTAATTGTATTTACAGTAATGATGTTATCCGAAATATTAAGTTGAGAAGAAGTTACGTGCTGAATTGAAGCAGAACCTCCGATAACTAAATCTTGTGTTACAATCAATGAACCACTAATTGTTTGTGTACCATTAAATGTGTTTGTAGAATTTAGTTTAGCGTATGCCGAAGAAGCGCTTGAACTCAATGAGTTTAATGCTGATGCTGCTGATGCTGAAACACCTTCAACTACTACCAATCTACTATTTACAGAAGAAGATAAAGTTGAAATTGTAGTATCTTGCCCGGCATCTCTTACTGCTACTGCTGAAGAAACTGCTGATAATTCTGCATCGGTTGCGTAAGTACTTCCTAAATTTGAAATAGTTGTAGCAAATGCTCCTGATACTGAACTTAATTCTGCATCAGTTGTAAATGTTGAATTTAAAGAAGAACTAAATCCTTCTAAATCAGATAATCTACTATTATGTGAACCAGATGTGGTTTCTAATGAAGTTAATCTAGCATTTTGTGCTGATTGTGCGGTTGCGATTGAACCCGTTTCGGTTTCTAATGCCGATAATCTCGCATTTTGTGTATTATTTGTAGCATTTGATGATGTTACAAACCCACCAAATACAGTATCGCTGGTTGTATCAACTGAATTAATTAAAGTTACTATTTCAGCGAATGTATCTGCATCTGCTGTTGATGCTGATAAAATTGCATCAACTCTACCTTTTTCGGTTAATATTCTACTATCTACTGAAGTTGAGAAAGTATTGAATACCGATGCACTTACAATATTTGATTGTAAAGATGATATCAATACATCTTGTGCTGCATCTCTTACAGCTACTGCCGATGATACTGCTGATAACTCTGCATCAGTTGCGTAATTACCTCCTAATGAAGAAACAGTCGTAGCAAATGCACCACTTACGCTATTCAAAGCGCTTGCTGCAGATGCAGAAACTCCTTCGACACTAATTAATCTAGTATTTACAGACGATGAATAAGTAGTTAAAGAACCAATTGCAAAATCTCTAAGAGAACCTGTTATGTGATTACCAACTATGTTATTTGTTAGTATTTGTTCTGCTGAAACGGATTTACTTACACTCAAATCATCGTACAAATAGGTTTTCGGATGATTAGTAAGTGATGA